TCGAAGAAGTCGGCCATCGGCCCGCCGCCGGTCTGCAGGAAATCCCCGACCCGGTCGTTCACGTCCTTCAGGATGTCCGCCAGCTTCTCCTGCTCGATGCCAACCGTTCGCGCCCCGACCGACCAGCGCTGCAGGGCCTCCGGCGTCGCATTGGCGACCTGCGCGAACTGGCGGATCTGCGCGGCACTCTCGGCGGTGGATCGGACGATCAGCCCGAGCGAGGCAGTCGCGGCGGCAGCAGCGGCCCCGAGGGCGAGACCGGCACGTCGCGCAAAGGCCGCAAGCCGGGTGTTCGCCAGGTCCATCTCGCGTGACAGACGTCCGAGGCCCTTCGCCCCGGCCTCTCCGACGCCCTCCAGTTCGGCGCGCACCTGGCGGCCGCCCACGGCGGCGAGCCGGACGGAGACGCGTTTCTCGGCCATGGGATCGGCGCTCCGGTTGGAATGGGGTCAGTCGCGGTGGGCCGCGATCTGCTCGTTGACGCGGCGGACCATCACCGCCTCGAGGGCGGGTAGCAGTTCGGCGATGGCGGGCGCAGAGATGCCAAGGGCGGCGCCCAAGGCCAGCGCCGCGCCCATGTCCCAGCCGATTACTGCGCCGGGGAGGACGCGCATCTGCCCGCCAAGTCGCTGCGCCAGGTCCCAGACCTGTGCGCCTTCAAGAGTTTGGGGCCGGTTCAGCCGTGCGGGGCAGTCGGGACAGGCTGTTCCGCAGGCCGCGCAGTAGCCTTCGCCCCCGCCGAAGGACCAGTCGGCAAGGGCGCAGAGCCGTTTTTTTCCGCGTCCAGCAGGAGGGCCTTGGCGACGTACAGGGTCTGGAACGCCTCGAAGGCGGGCCAGATGTTGAGAAGCGCGTCGATGGCCTCGGAGCTCGGATCGAGGGGATTGCCATTGGCGTCGCCGATCCCCTCCCATTCGATGATCGCGTGCCGTGCCAGCGCCTTGGCCATGGCGAGCGCGGCCTCCTCGGTCGCCGCCCCCTCTGGCAGGTCGGCAATCGCCGGATCGCCGCGCGCGGAGACCATCAGTGCGGTGGTCAGCGGGCGGAGCCTGACACGCACGCCGGGGATGAGGTCGCACCATTGCGGCGCGTTCGTGAGGTCGAGGGTCAGCATGGCGGGCCTTCTCAATAGGTTGCGACGGTGTTGACGAGGACGGCGGTGCACATCCGGGCGGGGCTCGTGGCCTTGGCCGCCTGCCAGTCGAAGGTGGCTTGGATGCCTTGCGGGCCCGGGATCTCGATCCGGGGGCGCGGCAGGTAGACGGCATGCGCGGTGAAGGTGAAGCTGGCGTTGGCCCCGAGGCTCCAGGCGAAGACAAGTTCGCAAGGCGTGCCGTCGATGGCTTGCGTGATCAGCGCGGTGTCGGCGAAGCGCACCTCGACCCGGCCGGTCAGGGCGGCCATGCCCGGATCGGCCCCCTCGATGCGGCCGTCCGAGCGGATGGTCTCGATCCGGTCGAGGCCGTTGGAATAGGTCACCTCGGCGGAAATGACATTGCCGAGCGGCGAGCCGTTGCGCGTGATCGCCCCGTTGAAATGCCCGAACCGCTGCAGCGCCAACGAGGTGGGCGTGCCAGCGGCCGTGGTGGCGGCGACGTTCTCGCCCTGCGCCACAAGCCGTGCAGTTGCGGTTAGCAACCCCGACCGCGCCATCTGCCAGGAAAGCTGATCGCAGACGCAGCCGGTATACATCGCATAGCGCGGCACCTCGGGCATGGCCGTCTCGATGGCCATACTCGGCAGGGACCAATTGCCCGACTGGAAGGTGTGGGTCTTGGGCGTCGTGCCGGTGGTCGTCGGCTGACCGAAGGCCGCCTTGAGCCAGAGGCCGAAGTTCTCGACATCGATTGGCACCACGACATCGCCGTCGGCGGTGACCGCATCCTTGATTGGGGCCAGTGGATCGCGCCCCTGTCCCAGCAGCTCCGAGGCGATCAGCGGTTGTTCGGAGCCGAGCGTTGTGCTGGCAAAAGGCACCGTCCGGTAACCGGTGGCGGGCGCGGTGCCGTAGACGGATTCGAACGCAAGCGCCATCTGCGCCCGCGCCCCATGGGCTCGTGCCATCGTGTTCTCCTATCGTGAAAGGGGTCAGGCCAGAGGGTCGGCCGTGGAATAGTGCAAAATGACCGGGATCACCGCCGCCTTCAGGCTGGCGGCACCTTCGACGGCCAGATCGACCGGACGCGGCGCTTCAGCCTCGACCCAGTCGCAGAGGCCGCCCAGTGTGCGGTCAGTGGCAATCGCCGCACCAATGCTGGCGCAGAGGGTGTCAAAGGCGGCATCGCGGGTCGCGCCCTGCACAACCGCCTCGATCTCGGCCCGGTGCTGGTAGTGATAGCGCAGCGGCGATAGCGTCACCTCGGGCTCCCCCGGTTCACCATCGCGCAGGATCAAGAGCCCAGCAGTGGGGACGCGTTCGGGCACCACGTCACCGCGCAGGGCGGAAGCGGGCAACGCCGAGAGACGTGCGTGCAGCGCGGCGAGGATGGTTTCGCGAAGGGTGGGCATGGGTAGTCCTCGACAATACAGGCACAAGTGCATCACCTCCATGTCGACGCGACCCGGCAGCAAAGCTGCGGGCGTGCGACACGATGGAAAGATGATGGGATCCATGGCGAACTGGCGGATTGTTTTCTTTCATCATTCCATTCAACTTGCGACTCCAAGGATGGGAGATCGACGTTGAGTTGGACGCTGTTTGTTGATGAGTCAGGCCAAGATCAGCGGGAATCCCCTTTTGAGGTACTTGCCGGTCTCGCCATCGAAGATCGTCAGATATGGCCCCTTATCTGTCAGATATCCGATGCGCAGCAGCACTTCTTCGGAATGCGCCTATTTGATGCCTATGGCGCCGAGGCCAAGGCCAAAGAGCTTCTCAAGAAAAAGGCGTACAAGCACGCGGCCCAAATGGACCCGTTCGTCGGCGAGGAGCGGAGACGCCTCGCCAAAGAGATGCTTGAGGATGGGGAGCATCCGACGCGCGCTCGCCTGACGGCTCTGGCACAAGCGAAAATCTCGTACTGCGAGTTTGTCCTGAACTTGGCCCGAACGCATGGTGGACGTGTTTTCGCGACAATGGTTCCAAAGGACGCCCCACGGCCCCCAAACGGCGACGAGATGCGAAAGGACTATGCGTTCTTCCTTGAGCGGTACTACCACTTTCTGAACCAGACCCCGGGCGACCCAATGGGTTTCTTGGTGTTCGACGAACTCGACAAGACTGCAAGCCACGTCCTACTTGGCCAGATATCACGCTACTTCAAACGGACGACGAATGGCCGAACGCGCTCGCGTCTAATCGTGCCAGAGCCGTTCTTCGTCCACTCAGATCTGACACCACTTGTTCAACTGGCAGACCTCTTGGCCTACGTCATTAGCTGGGGCCTTCGTTTGGCACGCATGCCTGCGTCAACCCGTCCGGAACTCGCCCCGCTTGTGGATGTGATCAAACGGATGCGCTACTGCCATACAACGGAGGGCGGGCACGCCGTTTGGGGAATCAAGGAGATTAAGGATCTGCGACCGCATGCAGACGGCCCCAAATAAAAAAAGGCAATGTAATGTCGCCACCACAAAGCCTCCGTCGACCATATGGGGGCTTGCGTCCTGTTTTGTCAATGGGGCGACGTGAGCCTCGACCAAAGGTCTGGCCGAAACCACATCTCAAATCGTGCTTACCCCAGCTGCCCCTCCACCCAGTTCGCCACGATCAACCCCGGTACGCCTTCCATCGCCCGTTCGGCATCCCGCGCCAGATCCAGCCGCTTCTGTAGCTTGACCTGTGGCACCAGCAGGAAGATCGGCGCGGTGACGACGCCCCTGCCGGTCTTAGACCGTGATGCCACCGCCCGGCCCTTGGTGTTCAACCTTCCTTCGGCTACCAATAGGCTCGGCCCCCTCCGGCGATAGATGAACCGCAAACGCAGGCCGGAGCGACGTTCCCATTCGCCGGGGGTGATCCGGCCGCCGCGCGTGGACTTGCCTGCAGCGGGCGTGGGGATTGCCAGCCAGAAGTTATCCGTCTTGGTCAAGGGGCGGTTTCGGTCCATGTTCGGTCATCCCTGATGAGAGCGTTGGCGAGGATCACCA